ACCTTATGGCATCGATTGCTTTAACATTCGATCCATATTGGCAGTTCACAAAACTTGAAAGGAAACCTACCGACAATCACTTGATTGACGGTGTTTTTCCACTAGACCCGGTTCCTGTGAATCGTACCTCCATTTTCCCTACCATTTGGCCCGAGAACCTAAAGTATCATTACTATAGGTTCAACAGGCATGAAGCAAATGCTATGGAATGGACTGGGACTTTTTGGAAATTAAGTCCCATGATAGTTACGACAACTGTTCTCGCTAACGACACTTATGTACTTGGTACACAAGGACTCGTTAACGGGTTCAGAAAGGACACGACTTGGAAAAGTCGTAATCCCGGTCGTAAAATACCTAAGACTCGTCAGAAGCAAGACAAACTTGGTCTAAAACGCCAAGGAGAGTTTGAACTTTTTGTTCCTTCTCTCGTTGCCGAATCTTCTGGCAATTCTTATCGGTATTACTCCGATACTACGTATCAAACTCAAGCCATTCAAGATAGTCACGGAAATCCTTTCGTAACTACCGTGTTTGACAAAGAGTTTCGTAGCGGAGATTATCGGTCTGCTTGCGCCTCGGTTTCACCTGCCGCTGTCGCGTCGTATGCTGTAAGCGAGCGAACTAACGCCTTAAATGTTCAAGTCAAAAACTTGGACAAACTCCTGGCTAAATGTTTACCAGGAAGACGTTATTTCAACCTCGCTTACCAGATAGGAGAGTTAAAGGATCTTCCTCAAACTATCCGCGGAACTCTATCCGCCTGGCGCGACATTGAAACCTTGATCGGGAAGCAAGAGTTTAAGAAGGCTCTAACTTCTCAGTCATGGTGGACTCAAAGCAAAATGCAGCGACTTGCTCCTTATTTGGAGAAGGTCGGTGTTAAGCTTGAGTTGGATAAATCGATTGCTAACGCGTACTTGACTTTCAAGTTCGGGTGGCAGTCGATGTATCAAGCAGTAGTGAAACTAGTGAATACTCCCAAAGATGCTGCCAAAGACACTAACTTGGTCATTGACAGAAATGGGAAATTCACTACACTCTCTTCGGGATTTTCTTTCGAAGAGAATGTAACTTCCGCTGTTCCGAACATAACGATGTACCAGCCAATTTATTGGAATTCGAGCGACGTCGGTCAGACGGCGACTCGTAAGGTTAAACTCCGGTGTGTAGTTAACTCCGGTGTTAACTTTCCAAAAGTTGACTTACCCAGACTTCGCCAAAAGGTCTTTCTGGAGAAGCTTGGGTTGATACCAACGCCTGG